ATGGCAGGAAAAACGATTAACGAGCTTGACGCACGGACAATGCCGAACGGCAAGGAGAACATACCCTTCCAGGAAGGGAATACAAACGGAAGATTATCTGCCGATGCGTTGAAAAGATACGTGGCACCTGATTTAACACCTTATCAGAAAACCGTAGACGCTGATAAGAAGTATCTGTCTGCCGAAGCTATTGACGATGTAACATCAATATTATAGTTATGAGAATCAATTATCAGTCCGATTTTAAAATCATAGAGAAAAATCTGAATGGAGACCTGAAAACTCCTTTCCGGTTTACTTATCAGACAGCATTGTCGAAACCCGTTGTAGCCTCTTTTGACGGACACGACTACAAGAACTGTCGCAGGCTGGATGATGGCAGCCTGCTGGTTGTGTTTGATAATCATGGCATGCGTACGGGCAACCTGACGGTCAGACGCGAGTATTACCTTACTGATGCTGATTTTGCTGATGGTATCTGTAACCTTGTATCCATGGAGTTTACAGGCATCGTTCTTGTCAATGGCAAGTCTGATGACAGTACAGGTACAATTGATGTTTACCCAAACTACCAGAAAGGTGATAAGGGAGACCCAATGACATGGGAATCCATGACAGAGGAGCAGCGTACCGAATTAAAGGACTCTGTGGTAAAGGATGTGCAGAATGAGATGCTTTCTTCCTTTTCTATTTCTGATAAAGAATACGAAGATGTATTGAGTGGTTTCCTTTTATCGGGAACCGATAAAAATATATTTACAAAATTAAAATAAGAATTATATGGCTAAAATTTATAAACTTACCAAAGGCGGGCAGACTATTTATCCTGCTACAACCACTGATGCGGTGGTACATCCGACTACGCGTAAAAACCTTACGGAAGAGCTAGCCGAATTGAATGAGCGAATTCTTGATGAAACAAAACGTGCACAAGCAGCTGAGGAAGTCAACGCAACCGCTATCGAAGCACTGGCAAATGAGCTGGAAGCCTTGGGTGCATGTGGATTCGCAAGAGTAAACGGAAGTGCGGACCCGGATGCACAGGTTACATTTGGGAACACATCAAAACTTCGCTCGTTGGCGTCACATCTGCATCTTGGAGTGTTTAAGAATGGCAAGTTGTTAAAACAATGTGCACCGGGAAGACTTACTCAATCTGTCGATGGCAGGGATATTGCCATAGACGGAACTGATGGAGATGTGATGAACTTCACCGATTGCGATTTATATTACTTACGCACCACCTGCCAATATACGCCACAGGGAAGTACGGAAGGAGAATATAACATCGTGGCATTGTCCTTGCTGCCCTTTGGTATCGGAGGGAAGCAAGCAAAGCGAATCAGACCGTTTGCCATCGTCCCCGGTGAATGTGTTACCGCCAAGTTGGAAGGTGATGTAAGAAATTGCGCCCATTATGTCTATAATAAGAACGCAATCGGGACATACACCGAACCTTTGAAGATATTCAAAAAAAGCTACAAAACAAGTGGTGGAGGATTCCCGACACAATATGTGTCCGCAGTACAAGCAATCAAGAACGCACAGGCAAAGAATGCAGACGAAGCGACCAATCGTCCATATATGGGAATGTATTATGAGTTCTATGAAATCATTATTTGTCTGATGAGTTTTGAGATAGGCACATGGGCACATACCCGGTTAAACCTGTTTGGTGTAGGTTGTACCACTTTGGATAGTGTTGATGCACAAACATTTGCAGATAATGAAATTTCTGCAAATAGTGGATGGAAGGTGATAGCCGGAGGTACAGTTAAATACATTAATTTATTAGGCGATAAAGCAGTGTCTCTATCAGGTTCATCCGACAAACAGCGTTTGATTGGTGGAGTAACAGGAAACTCATGGTACGGATTCTTAGAAATAATGGAAGCCCAAAGACTATTGAACGGCATATCCAAGGCAGGACTCGTGTCAAAGATAGGAAGTATTGGGAATATATTCTTTCTAGACCCGGAAGGCAATGTATCATGTACAACCGATGGTTCTGTCAACCTGTCTACGGGCGCAGGCATGGAAGCCTGCAAGCATTACTACGTGGTGAGAAATGTCCCCGGATGTGAAGGAATGGCAGACGGAGTAATGACAGCCGTTGTAAACTCTTACACCAAGATGGAGTTTGCTGACGGTGTTGCATGGTCTGACGGTACGGTAATGGATTCAGGAGTCGGTATTCTGAAACGATCGATTCCTATATATAGAGGTTGGAATCTTCCGTTAGTTGGATTATTTCGCATACTAGATGGAGCATATTACATTGCCAGAAAGGATCCTGAAGGTAATAATCTTCCTGTTCAATTCCGTTGCGCATCAAATGTGAGCAGAATTCCTGCAAGAACTACTTATACATATCGTGTTCCTGACAATGAAGAATGTGACATGGAAAGAGGTTTGGATCTAAAGAAGGAATATTCGGGAATAAATCTTCCTGTCCTTTATGAACAATGGGTAAAGAAATCAGATTATGATTTTTCGCTTTTCTGCACGGAGACTGTTGAGGGGGGGGCTCGTAATTATGAAAATGCTTATCTATGGTTGTACATCAACGATAATATAGCCGCAGGGGAACGCAATTTGCATAGCACTGCTGTCGGCTGTTTTGCTCAAACCAACAACGCCTCAATTCGCACAGCAAGTTGCAGTAACTATGCTGACGCTAAAGCAGATTCTTACGCTGGAGGTTTCGCTATCCCTTTTATCGAATTATAACAGAATGATTATGAAAACAGAAAGAAATGAATTTGATGTGTGTATGCCTTTAATAACCTATTCAGGCAAGAAGGCATTGGTATGCGTCAATGAAGAAACGGTTACTTATCCTGCGATGGAAGGTACTGTAGAAAGGACAGCATATATATATGATACATTATGGGCAGACTGTGATACGAATGATGAAGAGTCGGTAAGAAAATCATTGGTCCGGGAACTGGAGAAAAGCATCAAAGAATATGATGTGTCTGACCATGTGAACGAATTTACCCTTGCCGGCAAGAAGATGTGGCTCTCCAAGGAAATGCGTGTAGGTCTGATGAACAGCATCAACATTGAGAAGAGTACCAAAAAGACTGATACCGTTCTTTGGTTTGAGGGGATTAATTACACCATTCCAATAGATGTGGCACTACAGATGCTTGCCCAATTGGAGTTGTATGCATTATTATGCTATAATGTCACACAGCAGCATCTATCCGAGGTATCCGGATTAAGTACGCTTGAAGAGCTGATTAATTATGACTATACCCGTGGCTATCCGAGCAAGCTTGTGTTTAATCTTGATTAGGCTAAGATAGGGAAATTCCCTGCATACCTTCTCAGGCTGGCAGGGAATAAAGATTAGCTTTCTCGTCCGGTTAACAAGGTTTTGCAAATATAACATTAAAAATTAATCCGACAAATGATTAGTGCAATAGTTAGAGATGGTATCGATAAGAGCGTAGCCGGAGGATTGGCAGGAATAGCTACCGCATTCGTTCAGGAGAGCATAGAACACATGATTCCGTGGCTGATAGTGTCTGCTGCCGTGATTATATGTGATTTAGCCTGCGGGCTGAGAAAGAGTATCATAATGGGCGAACAGGTCCGGTTCAGTCGGGCGGTAAGGCGAACCATGGGCAAGATGGTTACATACTTCAGCTTTGTTTTCATGGTGGTGATGATAAACAAGGCATCGGGCAGCCGTTACGACATTGATATGTATTCCTGCCTGATGGTGTGTTTCTTGGAAATGTGCTCGATTATCAGCAACATACTTAAGCCGAAGGGAATCGAGCTGAATATCGTCGAAGCGTTCAGGCTGATTTTCGGCAAGACATTAAAAGTTGACAAAGAAGATATTAAAGAAGTAATTAAGGAGGAAAAGAAATGAAATTTTTTACGATTGCGGAGCTGTGCAAGTCCACGACTGCCGACCGCTTGGGTATCAACAACAGATGCAGACAGGAGCATGTAACGGCTCTTACTGCCTTGGTGGATAACGTACTGGACCCATTACGCACATGGTGGGGGAAGCCTATAACAGTAAACAGCGGTTATCGCTGTCCGGAGCTGAATAAAGCTGTCAAGGGAAGCAAGTCCTCTCAGCACATGAAGGGTGAAGCAGCCGATATCGATACGGGAGACAGACAACAGAATAAGTTGTTGTTTGAGTATATCCGCAAGAATCTGCCCTATGACCAATTGATTGATGAGAGCAATTTCGCGTGGGTACATGTAAGTTACAGAGCAGATGGTAAGAATCGGAAACAGGTATTAAGTTTATAAAATCTACAATTATGGCATTAAAGGATATAACCGGCAATTTTGCAGCATCCGGCTCCAATCAGGAGTATAAGTTTCAGCCTGCTGCGTCTACATTTGGTTTGCAATTGGTATTCGATACACATCCGTCCAAGGTGGTATTGTATCAGAGTTTGGACGGTGAGAGTTGGGTGGCGTTTGAAGTCGATTACGGTGTCGGGTCGATTTGGCAGAAGAACATCGAAGGTGTATTGGGTGAGCAGCATATCAAGATTCAGTGCAATGTTAAGCCTGTCAAGGCATTAATTTTGGAGTGATATGAAGGTTAACACAATATCTTTAAATTCGGTGCGGTTGAATACAATCGCACCGAATCACATTGGAGGGCGTTCGGATAGATGGTGGTATGAGCATAGCGATAAGGACAGTATTATGTTGGAAGACGGATATAATCTACTGCTAACGGATAGAAGCCCTATTTTATTAGCACAAGGATTAAAGATTGTGAGACAAATAAATAATTTGTAATGTTGCAAGCTAAAACCAAATTGAAATGAAATGGCTTCCTTACATATTACTGATTGTACTCGCTTTCGGTTTAGGATGGTTTGCAAAGCCATCCCCCGAAGCAGTTATAGAGGCAAGAACGGATACGGTATTCAGCTCAAGCCTTGTGATAAGAAGGGATACGGTCCCCTACTACCTTCCTACTCCTTTGATTTGCTGGCACACGGGCGATACTATCCATGTAGGTGATACGGTGCTCCCTGTCGAGCAGAAGATATACCGGGACAGTAACTATACGGCTTATGTCAGTGGTTATAACCCGAACTTGGACAGTTTGAAGGTATATCCTAAGACTGTCACGGTTACTAATGATATTGTGCGCATACCGAAATGTCCATCAAAAAAATGGGGATTAGGGATTCAGGCAGGATATAGTTATCCGGCGGGGAGTTATGTAGGAATTGGAATTAGTTATAATTTGTTGGTGTGGTAATTTATTTGTATAATTGCAAAATTATAATATAAAAAAGAAGGGAGGTTCAAAATGAAATAGGACACTATACCGAGGATTATCCTCACAACGCTACGAGTAGAAGCGTAGCGATTACTCAAAAATAACAAAAGCAGTTCTTTCGGGGGCTAAGAATTAAAAAAAAGCCCCCAACATATCATCATATTAATATTGCCACATAAAAACATGATAAAGCATAAGATACCTGATGTTGGGGGCTAATATCTTCAACATAAATATCTTATGCTTTGTTCATCAAAATCTCATGTTTTATGTGGCGAGGCAAAGATAAGCATAAAAATTAGAAAAAACTATGTGCAAATCAGAAATCTTTGCCAAGATAATTAATATTGTTTCAAAAGAAACCGAAGTGCCTGTAGACCAAATATTATCCTCTGATAAAAACATGGAAACAGTGGATGCCCGGTATCTTCTTGTGTCTCTCCTGTCTGAAAGCGGCATGTACCCTTCACAAATAGCCGTTCATATCCACAAAACCAAACGTGCAGTCAACTACATGATATCTAATTTCCATGAGAGGATAGAGAGTGGGAAAATGTTGAGAATATATTGGGATAATATAAAGAAATCATTGGGAAACAACTGATTTTACATAAGTTACAACATATGTACTTTTGCATACGGTCAATTTTGACCGGGATACAAAATACAAATACTTATGGAACGAACTTATGTTTTTGGAGATCCGTCAGGTAATGGAGGTGCTGCTAATAATCTGCTTGCCTCCATCCTTCCGTCTTTGCAAAACCGTGGCATTGACACAGGCTATCTGATGGGGTTACTTGGCAACGGTAACGGCAATGGTGGTTTCTTTGGTAACAATGGCGGTTTTCAGGACATCATCGCATTGATTGTGATTGCAGCCATCTTCGGTAACGGAAACTTTGGATTCGGTGGCAACAACAATAAGGGTGCCGATGAAGGAAGAGAAATGATCATGCAGACACTTAACCGAAACGGTGTAGACATTGCATCATTAGCCCAAGCAGTGAACACCTCTTCAGACCAAATCCTTGCCGGTATTAACTCTGTATCACAGGCAATCTGCGGTCTCGGTAGTCAAATGGGTCAGAACACCAACAGTATCCTGACTGCGATTATGCAAGGTAACAACGCTCTGACATCTCAGATTTGTAGCTGTTGCTGCGATATGAAACAGCTTGTAACCACACAAGGATACGAGAGCCAGCTTGCAATGTGCAACCAAACTAACGCATTAATCAACACTGCTAACCAAAACACATTGTCATTGCGTGACGGTGCTACTGCAAATACGAATGCTATCCTTGCCAAACTTGATGCAATTCAAAATCAGGCATTACAGGACAAGATTGCATTTCTTACTGCGGAAAAGGCTACTTTAACAGCCGAAATATCCCAGCGTAATCAGAACGCCACTATCCTGAGTGCAGTAGGACAACAGATTGCTCCTTTGGCAGCCGGATTGCAGGCATTACAAGGAGACGTAGATAAAATCAAATGCAAGCTCCCCAATACTGTGAGTGTTCAATACCCCAATTTAACCGCTATTAATACAGATTGTTTCCGCGCAGCCGCCTACGGTGCATATATGGGTGACGCTGTATACGGACGTAGTGGATGTGGTTGCAACAACTACTGGGGTTAATCCGGTAAGAAAGGAGGTAGATATGTGGCCTAACTTTTTTACAGGATTCCCATCCCTATTCCCATCAATCGGAAGAACAAATTTCAACACTCTTCCTACGGTGGCTGTGACCGTCGGCACGGAGAATGTTACTTTGGAACTTCCTAACCACGCATTCCGTAACAGGGATTATGTTGGAGGATTCTATATCAGCCTCCGTCAGGCTATACCTGCCGGCACGACTGCAACTCTTCCGATACTGATAGGGACTAATGGGGACACAAGACCGTTGATGGCTTATAACAATGAGCCTGTAACTGTTGAAAACTTAGCCGGAACAGGCATCTATGAAATTCACTATAACAAGTACACCAACGAATTGTATCTTGTTAATGGTGGATACAGACCGACAACGACTCCGGCTCCTACAGCAGAAACAGCTTCTTTAAGGAGCAAGTAATAATTAACATGGAGTTTTGTGGTGATTTCCAAAATGGAAATAGCCACACTCCTTTAAAATCAAACAATCATGTTTCAGAACTTACGAGTAAACAGTACATTATATCTTCTTCATAGAGGTGCAAATCCAAGTTTGGAGTGTGGGCAGGTCGTTAATGTAAGCCCCATAAAAACCATATATAAGACTGTTCCCAACATGCCTTATCCGCAGCCGGTACAGGTTATTGATTTTGTCGTGAATATAAACGGACAGAATGTCAATTTGCAAGAGATACCGGCTAATGCCAATATTGCCGATGATATTAAGACAGGGATGCTGATTACAGGGTCAAGAGACGAAATGAATACTGAGGTCCTTACCATGAAACAGAAAAGTGAGGATGTCCTAAAAAGTGTGGAATATCATCAGAACTTTCTTAGGGTATGTGACCAAATGCTTGCCATGCTGAACCCTGAATTTGCAGCCAAGCAACAGCAGGAGCAGGAAATATCCGCATTGAAAGGGCAAATGTCCAATATGGATAAGAACATGCAGGAAATGAGCAAAAATATGGCTGACCTCATTGCACAGAATCAGAAGTTAATGGAACAGCTCGGAGTGGTTGAAGCATCTAAAAACAAGAAATGATTATGGGAATGTGGGAAATATTAGAAGAAGGGCGTGACGATTACGGACGCGGCTTCGGTATGAGAGGTGACGAAGTGGAGGAAGCCTACAAGGAAGGCTGCCGCAAAGGTTACGAAAAAGCCATGAGAGAGATGCGCGGAGAGATGGGTTTCCGTGATGGTGGGAGAAGTTATTCAGGTGGTGGAAGCTCATCCGGCATGGATGAACGCAGATACCCCGGATACTTTCCTGAATATCCGCGTATGGATGAAATGGGCGAACGCAGACGCAGACGCTCTAACGGTGAATTCTATTAATAACAGGAGGGGTGAAACGCCCCTCTTTTTAAATTAAGGCTATGGAACAAAGATTAGATACATATAGCAAATTCCCATCAGGAATGCAAGAATACCTGGAATCATACGGATTCCATTTCAGTAAAAAACTTTACGAATGGGCTGTTTCAAAAATGAAAGTGAAAGACGAGGCAACAGGCAAGGAAAAGAAACTTGACCCTTGGAGCAAAGATGAGGTGGACGATATGCTCAAAGCAAACGGAATTACCATCGAACACGACAAAGGATATGACGTTGCCTATGTTGCAAATATGTTGAAAGCGGATTTTTTCAAAAAATCATTGGTTGACGAAGCACATTTGTGCAAACACATAAAGTGCTACCTTGATGATATTGATGGGGACCCTTGCAGGGCGTTTGATGAATTCTTTGCCACCTGCATCGGTAAAGGAGTTCCTGTAATTTGGTCTGATGTTATATGATTGTTCAGGAGTTCTACATACCGAAATATGGGGATTGGCACGTCAAGGTGTATTATGCGGTACACACTTATTGGGCTAAGGAAATCATTACCGACCTGTACCGTATAGGATGCAGGGGGGATTCCCTCAAACGTGCGTATCGCAACCTGACGGAAGGCAGGATGAATACCGGACTTACCTATTCGGACTACAGGAGAAGAGAGACGGTAATGGTGCTCTCTTTGACTTCTACCCCCGAACAGTTTCAAAATTCGTGGGACCACGAAAAAGGTCATTTATGCCGGCATATCTCCAAGGCTTTCGGAATTAACCCTTATGGAGAGGAAGCACAATATCTCAGCGGATATGTCGGTCAGAAGATGTTTCCTGTTGCCAAGAAATTCTTATGTGAACATTGCAGAAAGGGAATGGAAAAATAATAATCGAACAGAAGCGTTCTTTGACTTGTTGGAATTACCGCTAAAATAGTATATTTACAAATTAGCAATTAATTATGTTGCGTATGTTAAGGTTGCCATTATTTATTGTTATATAAATGATTTTTGTTACATTTGCCGTATAAATGGTATGTGATAACTATAAATATAGCAGTATTGTCCTTGCATACTACATAGTAGCATTGATGAATCAACGTGGTCTAGAGATTAATATGACCAAGTTGCAAAAACTGTTGTATATTGCTTATGGCACTTATTTGGCAATTAAAAACCAAAGATTAACAAATGAACATCCTCAAGCATGGCCTTATGGTCCTGTTTTTCCAACCACGCGAAACAGGTTATTAAAAAAAGATTTGTCACTTATAAATTTATCTATTCCGGAACTTAATGATATCCAAAAAGATACTGAAATACAATCATTAATGATGCTTGTGCTTAATGGATTTGGTGCAAAAAACGCTACGACATTATCTGTTTGGTCGCATCAATCAGGTTCTCCTTGGGATAGGGTTGTTAGCCAAGAAGGGTTTACTTGGGGGGCAAGAATTCCTGACGAATACATTAAGGAGTATTTTAATACAATATTAATACGGAATGGACATTGATGATTCTTTTTTAAATAACGCTAAATTTGATTCCAATGCAATACCTAAAAATATTCCAATTGATACATTGGAGAATGTAGATGATATGTCTATGCGCCAACAACGTAAAGAACGCTTTTCTCAAGACACTCGTTTTAGACGTCATTTGGCTAATTGGGTAATGGTAATTGTTCCTGGATGGCTGATGTCTGTTATGGTCCTAATATATCTTCATGGTTATAATACACTGAATTTAGACAAAGAGGTATTAATAACTTTATTGGCTACAACGACTGTCAATGTATTGGGATTAGCTTATATTGTATTAAAAGGCATATTTCCCGAAGAATCAAAATAACATTCTTGACGGGCCGATTTCGATAGGTTTAAAAGCATATGACAGTTAGTGAAGAATTTGATTATACGAAGTATATAAAATAGGAGGTATTATGAAAGAAATAATTAAGCTTCATGATCTACTAGGATCTGAAATACGCTCACGTTCTAATGCTGAAATTTTACGAGAAAAAATAGCAGAGCATAGTGGTTCTATAATTGATTTAAGCGATGTTTCTTTTATTTCGAGATCATTCGCTGATGAACTATGTATCTTAGTTGAGAAACATATTATTCAATTACGCAATGCCAGTGGTGTTGTGCAGAATATGCTATCTGTTGTTTCTGAAAGTAGGAAGAAAAAAAGAGTTAGAAAGACTGATGATACTAAAATAAAAGAATTTGATGATATGGAAAGTTTGACATCTTTTCTGTCTACAATTTGATAAGAATGTATTTCTAGGCATATCTATTGAAAAATATTTATCGAAAACTTAAAAGGCAAATATCAATAAAGTTTTGTTGATTCAAAATAAATCAGAGCGGTAATTCCCAACGGTTTTACCGCTTTTTTTATGTTAACATAATATGAAAGATGATAAGTTGAACATATTACTTGAACAGGCCGATGATATTCCTCATTGGTTATTTTGCCAATTGCTAGCCATGATAGAATGGAACGTATAGAAAGGTTTATCTACAGGCTGATACCCTTTGTCGTATTGATAAGGGTTATATCGTTGTGCTCAAATCTTCATTAGCATTATGTCAGCTTTCATTTCAATATATTCTTTATATTTGCTTGGGTTGTTTATATAATCTGCAACTCTGTTTATTGCTATTTCTGCCTGTTTAAACCTAGTTTTTGTATAATATCTTACTACTCCTCTTCCATTGTCAGAATGTGCCAGGCAATAATCTATTATGCTGTCAGGTATTCCAAGATCGAATGCGTATTGCGCAAATGATTTCCTTGCAGAATAAAATACCACTTTTTCTTTAATCCCTAAATTATCTGCTAATGTAGATAAAGATCTGCATACATACCTTGAAAAATTGTGATAAGAGAATTTATAACCAAAATCGAGTTTGTTTGTTCTTCTGTTTATCCATTTATTTATAATTTCTTTAGCGGGTCCTATTATAGGAAGAACGCAGGTTTGCTCTGTTTCTGTTTTAAATCTTGTTTTCATTCTTATAAAGCTTACCTTGTCCCCATTAAACTTGGCACTCATTATATCAATTAAATTCATTCCTCCTAAATAAAATGACAACATAAAAAGATCTCTTGCTACAATGTATTTTTTTTCTTTGGGATTGCTACATCTTATTGCGTTAAAGCTTTTCAAAGAAATATCCAGTTCTCTTGGTGGTGATTTGGGGATTTTTTTCTTGATAAAGGGATGTATGTCATATCTTACTTCTCCAGAGTTGATACTTCTGTTTATAACGGCTTTTGATTGTGATAGCATCATTCCTATTGATGTATTTCCTATTTTCTTCGTTTCTTTGAGAAATCTTGAGAATTCCTCTATTAGATTAGGCGTTATGTCTGACATTAATATTTCCCCTTTTGTAAATTCTGTAAAGTATCTACAGTTTCTTTCTATTAATATGGCATAACTGTTTCTTCCTTCCTCTTGCAGATTTTTTATAAGAACATTACAAGCCTGTTGGTATGTTACATAGCCATTTCCTTTGAGTCCAGTTCCGGATTCAAGCATATTCTTTATTTGTTTGCAAGAGTATAGGGATTGGTTTTTTATATTATCCAATCTTTCTTGCAGTTCATTCATCATGCTTCTTAATTTGGTATTTATGATGGATGCATCTGCTCTTTTTACTACTTGTCCGTTTTTAAACTGGGAAAGGTTGTCAATGATAAAGTGTGTTACAATATAGCAAGTTTCCTGTTTATGGCAGACCGCTATCCTTATTTTATGTCTGCCATCCTTTAAAACTTTTGCCTTGAAAATTGTTAATTTGATAGTTGCCATAATAGATTAAAATTTGAAGGATAAGTTTTGGATAAGTTATTTTGTCCACCACTGGACAAAAATCCTTTTTTTTTAATCTATAAATCGAATAGTTATTTAGTAAAATCATTAATATAATATCCTAAGTATAAGATAATTAGTATGGTTTTACCTTTGAGCCGAAACCGGGACTCGAACCCGGGACCTATTCATTACGAATGAATTGCTCTACCAACTGAGCCATTTCGGCAACTGTTTTTTCTGCAAGCGCGGGGTGCTTTTCTGAAAAAGCGTTGCAAATATATATCTTTCTTTTGAAACGAAGAAACTAAAAGCGGATAATTTTTCAGTTATCCGCTTTTGTTATGTCAATTGATGCCGGATTTATTGGTAGACTTCTTCGTGTATTAAAGAATGTAAGTATTCATATTTATTAATAAAATGAGTAAAATATTTCTTTTCGATTTTTATTCTTACTTTTTTATTGCTTTCGTCAATTATTTATGGTTTTTTATTGCATTTATGTTAATTGATATTTGTATCTTTGCAGCCGAATCAGAACATATATTTTAGTAGATTATGTGTGGAACAGTAGGCTGCATTGAGAAACGAGATGCTTACTCTGCCTTCATAAAAAGCCCGAAACGGTGGGAACATCGGGGCTATGGCAGTGCAGGCATTGCATTGATTGACATAGGAAGAAGGTTAAGTATTACACAAAACTACGCATTCTGCTCAAAAACACTTCAACAACAGGGATTTATCTTCAGCCGTAGTCCCAATTCCGTCTTTTTGATTCTATTATTTGAATATTTCCGTATTTCCCATTACTTAGACTTATTTTTGTTTTTTATCGTACCCGGACAGCAGAAAACATTCGCTTGTCCGAAACCGTTGATAAAATCAAGATGTACCGGTAAGTGGGAAAAGTGCGGAGGACAATGGTAAACAATGGAGATGTTTTTGGAAAAGAGTAATGAGAGTTTTTTAGTATAAAATAATGAGGTTAAAGGAGAGAGAATGGAACCGTTAAAGCATGAATGTGGTGTGGCAATGATACGATTGCTTAAACCGTTGGAGTATTACCGGGAGAAGTATGGAACTTGGATGTATGGCTTGAACAAGCTATATCTGCTGATGGAGAAGCAGCATAACCGGGGACAGGAAGGTGCGGGACTGGCGTGCGTGAAGTTGGAAGCCAACCCCGGTGAAGAATATATGTTTCGCGAAAGGGCCTTGGGGTCGGGAGCGATAACAGAGATATTTGGCAATGTGCAGGGCAATTTCAAGGATTTGACTCCCGAACAATTGAATGACGCCGAATATGCCAAGAAATACTTGCCTTTTGCGGGGGAAGTGTATATGGGGCATCTGCGTTATTCCACCACCGGGAAGAGTGGGATTTCGTATGTGCATCCTTTCCTGCGCCGCAACAACTGGCGTGCCAAGAACCTGGCGTTGTGCGGTAATTTCAACATGACCAATGTGGATGAAATCTTTGCACGCATCACTGCCGACGGACAGCATCCGCGCAAGTATGCCGACACTTATATCATGCTCGAACAAGTGGGACACCGCCTCGACCGTGAAGTGGAGCGTCTCTATGTGCAGTGTGAGGCCGAAGGATTGAAAGGCATGGACATTACTCATGCCATTGAGGAGCGTATTGATTTGGCCAATGTGCTTAAGACATCGAGCAAGGAGTGGGACGGAGGTTACGTCATCTGCGGAATGACAGGAAGCGGAGAATCCTTTGCTGTACGCGATCCATGGGGCATTCGTCCTGCATTTTGGTACATGGATGAAGAAATCATGGTGCTGGCTTCAGAGCGTCCGGTCATTCAGACAGCACTCAATGTGCCTGTCGAAAGCATCAACGAGTTGCAGCCGGGGCAGGCTATCCTGCTGAATAAAGCCGGAAAGATGCGTCTGGCGCAAATCAACCGGGCAAAGGAAAAGAAGGCATGCTCTTTTGAGCGTATCTATTTCAGCCGGGGCAGTGATATGGATATTTATAAGGAAAGGAAACTGCTGGGTGAGAAGTTGGTGAGCCCTATCCTGAAAGCGATAGATTATGATGTGGAGCACACCGTGTTCTCCTTCATTCCGAACACAGCGGAGGTGGCGTTTTATGGTATGCTCGAAGGGTTCGACAATTATCTTAATGAACTGAAGGTAAGAAAGATAGAGGAGTTGGGGCATAATCCTAGTCATGAGGAATTGGAGAAAATCCTTTCTTGGCGCATCCGCAGCGAGAAAGTGGCGATAAAGGATATCAAGTTGCGTACATTCATTGCCGAAGGTAACAGCCGTAATGACTTGGCAGCTCATGTGTACGACATTACATACGGAAGCCTGGTACCTCACGTGGACAATCTGGTGATTATAGACGACAGCATTGTGCGCGGAACAACGCTGAAACAGAGTATCATCAGTATTCTTGACCGTTTGAATCCCAAGAAGATTGTGATTGTATCTTCCTCTCCGCAGGTGCGTTATCCCGATTACTACGGCATCGATATGGCGAGCATGGATCAGTTTATCGCATTCAAGGCTGCCATCGAACTCTTGAAGGAGCGCGATATGAAAGATGTCATCGCGCGTGCTTACCATAAGTCGAAGAATCAGACGGGGTTGCCCAAAGAGCAGATGGTGAATTATGTGAAAGAAATTTACGCACCGTTCACCAATGAGGAGATTGCTGCCAAGATGGTGGAATTGCTCACTCCGAAGGGAACACGGGCAAAGGTGGAGATTGTTTATCAGACCTTGGATGGATTGCACGAAGCCTGTTCGTCGCACACCGGAGACTGGTATTTCAGTGGAGATTATCCCACACCGGGCGGTGTAAAGCTGGTAAATCAGGCATTTATAGACTATATAGAAAAGATATATCAATTCTAA